GGCGTCAGCGCTGTGGGTGGTTCCACCGCCGGAGCGACCGACCACGACGGAGGCGCCGAGGCCGTAGCTCCACAGCGGCGCCGAGTTGGTGGCGACCGACGTGTTCGTCAGCGAGGTCTGGTTGGCTCCGTTGCCGGTGAGGTCGATGATGGCCTGGGTGGTGGCGTGCTGGTCGAGGAGCCACAGCCCATCGGGGGCGGCAGCGGCCGCGCCGAGCAGCGTGAACGGCAGGCTCTCCAGCTCGCTGTCGGTGAGCGCCCGCTTGAACGCGCCGACGAGCAGGATGTCGCCGTTGAAGAAGTCGGTGGTCTGCCAGCGGCCGATCTGGACCCGGCCGCCGGTCAGGTCGGTGGAGTCGCCGCCGCTCGCGGCGCCCGCGTCGGTGTGCGTCCAGGTGTTGGTGTCGTAGACGAACTTGTGGCCGCGCGGCACCGACGACCCCGAGGCGCGGGTGGCCGCGGCGAGGACCCAGTTGTCCGACGAGGTGATCCCGACGGTGGTGTCCTTGTTCGACGAGCCGATGATGAGCTGGATGCGGTTCGTGTCGGAGAACTGCATGGCGAGCTTGCTGCTGTTGCCGCTGGTCTCGATGGAGATCGGCGTGTGCCATGCGCCGTTCGCGGCGCGGCGGCAGATCGCGAGGAGCGTGTGCCCGGACGAGCCGATGCCGACGAGCCCGCCGATGCCGGTGATGACGTAGTCGGCTCCGGCAAGGTTGCGGGCCACCGGCTACCCTCCTTCGGGGAGGGTCCTGCCGGAACGCCACCAGCACACTAGGGCGAGCAGCGCATTCTTCTGCGTAGCGGTCGCCGCGTTTCGGAACGTCGCGTTCAGCGCGGCGTTAAACGATGTCGCCGGCTGTGACGCACCGGCGGACTCCGCCCAGTCGTCGGCGTTGTCGACTGCGGTGCGGAGTGTCGCCTTGAGGAAGGCGCACGGCTCCGCCACGACGAGCCGCATGAACGCCCTTGCGACCGCGTCGCGCTGCTGCGTGGTGAGGACGGCCACTGCCCCTCCTACGTCGTGGTGTAGGTGAGTGCGGCCCCGACGAACTCGGCGTCACCAGTCGCGGTGTCGCCGCCGGCAGCGCCCTGCCTGGCGATCCGGACCACGACGAAGTCCCCCGCGGCGGCGGAGTCGGCGTTGGTCATCGTGATGCTGGCCTCGTCGATGTACCCGGCCGTGCCAGGCACGGTGACCGTCGCGGTGTTCGCGGTGGCGAAGACCTTCGCATCAACGTCGGTCGCGTCTCCGTCGGTGACCGCGGCGATCGACCCGGCCCAGACCACGTCGCCGGAGGTGGCGCTGGCCATCTTGTACTGGACCTTGAGCACCGGTCCGCTTGCGAAGTCGGCCGGCATCCGGAACGACCACGCCGCCCACTCCTCGGTGGCCGCGTCGAACCACAACTCCAGGAAGTACGGTGCCGGCGCGGTGCCGCTCGACTTGCGTCGCTGCAGCGCCGGAGCGAGGTTCGTTGCCGAGCCGTCGGGCAGCACGGCGCCACCGACGGACAGGAGGATCGTCCCGGTCGCCATGGCCTACGCCGCGATCGGCGTGAACGCGAACGTCAGCGACGTCAGGTTCAACGTGTCGCCGTTCGTGATGGCCTTCGACGACGTCAGCGCCACCGAGAACAGGAAGTTCCCGGCGGTCGTCGAATCCCACACCGAGATGTGGGAGATCGTCTCCGACCCGGCGGACCACGACGTCCAGGACGGCAGTGTCGTCGTGATCGCTTTCGACCCGGTCGACGCTGCCGACCACGTCAGCGCCTTCCGGGTCGTCTCCGCTGACACATTCGACGTCCCCGCGGACCCCGGGTCACCGGTGTGCAGCTTCACCGCGGTCGTCGCCGGCGCGGAGAACGCGGTCGCGCCGAGCATGTCCAGCCACTTGTTCGCCAGGTTCACGGCGTGCAGACCGACGGTCATGCCGACTCCTCATCCGCCGCGACGGGCTCTTCCTGCCCACCGCGGACTACTTCTGCTTCGGCGGAGATGACGAGCTCCCACCGCTGCGACTCGGGCATGCCGGTCACCACCTGTCGGGTCGGCCGCGCGTGGATCCGGCGGCGAGGTTCCACCGCCACGTCTTCTGCGGCAGGTGGTAGAAGCTGGCACCGAGACGGTGCATGGCCAGCCACAGTCCCCAGTCCTCGCACGGGTCTCCGTGCTCGTCGGGGTGGGCCCGGAATCCGCCGGCAGCTCGGACCGCGTCGGTGCGGCAGAGTGTCGTGACGGGGATGAAGTTCCGCCGTTCCAGCAGGCCGCCGTCGAACGGGATCCCGAAGCAGTTGACGGGGTCATCGCCGCCGGCCGTGTCGTAGCCCGGGTAGACGACGTCGGCGTTGTTGAGCCGCGCTGCTCGTGCGCACAGCTTCAGGTGGTTCGGGTAGAGCTCGTCGTCGTCATCGAGGAACGCAACCCACTCGGTGTCCACTGCCTCGAGGGCGCGGTTGCGCGTGGCGGCCGCGCCCTCCCGGTTGATGTCGACCTGCACGAGCACGTCGGTCGCGGGCAGGGACTGTTCGTGCACGGAGTCGAGCGCCCGGTCGAGCAGGTCGGTTCGGCTAGGGATCGTCGCGATCACCACGGTGATCACGCGACCATCTCCCGGACCATCCCCTCGAACGAGACGGCCGGCTTCCAGCCGAGCTCGCGGAGCGCCGCCGTGTCGGCCGGCCGTTCGGCCGGGGCCGGGATGCCCTGGATGACTTCGACCGCTCGGTGCCACGTCAGGCCGAGCGCCGCGAGCGCCACGTCGGTGAAGTCGCCGACGGAGTGGGTGCGGCCGGTGGCGACGTCGTAGTCGCCGGGGACGTCGTGCCGGGCGATGAGCGGCAGCGCCGCGGCGTAGTCGCCGGCGTGGCCCCAGTCGCGCCGGCCGAGCGTGTCGGTGAGGACCAGCTTTTCGGTGCCGCCGGCGCTGATGGCGCGGAGCTTCCGGCAGATCGTCGGGGCGAGGAACCGCGGGTCCTGCCTCGGCGATGTGTGGGAGTAGAGGACGGCGTTGGAGACGTGCAGGCCTCGCGTGCGGTATCCGACGACGGCGTCGTGCGCGAACTTCTTCGCGATGCCGTAGAGGCCGTACCGGTGCGGGTCGTAGACAGCCGATGAGGACGCGTGAACGACCCGGACACAGGTGCCGACCCTGACGACCGCGTCGAGCAGCCGGATGACGCCGGCCGCGGTGACGTCGACGAGGCCGGGCGGGTTCGGCTGACCCCACGCCCCGCCGGGGGAGGTGACTGCGGCGAGGTTGTACACCTCGTCGGGTTCGCACTCGGCGATTGCCCGCTCGAGCGAGCGCTGGTCGAGGAGGTTCCCGTGGACGTAAGTGACCCTGGGCGCTGGCGGCAGGCCGGGCCGGTGGGCCAGGCCGAACACCTGATGCCCTGCGGCGATCAGGTGCCCGGCGAGGTACGACCCGTCCTGCCCTGCGCCACCGAGGATCAGCGCTCTCACAGTTGAACGGGCGCGGGGATCGGGACGATCCACTCGCGGCCGGGGTTGTTGCGCATGATCTGCTGCGAGTAGTTCCAGGCGAGGAGCAGGAACACGTCAGCGTTGGGTGCCGCGTCGGGTGCGACGATCGGGATGCCGGTGCCGGGGATGTGCCGGCCCTGCTTCGCCGCGGTGGTGTCGATGACGAACTCGAGGTCTGCGGAGGTGATGCCGCAGAAGTTCAGCAGTGTCGTTGCCTTCGCTGGCGCGCCGTACCCAGCGACCGTGCCGGCCTGCTCGTCGAGCAGGTCGAGGAGCCGGTCGCGGATCCGGTCGGCGCGGCCCTGCATGCCTTCGTAGGCGCCGAAGCCCTGCAGCCACCGCTCGGAAGCGCGGATCTCGTCGACTCGGCGACTCCCCGATGGCTGCCGGGACAGCGTGACCCGCAGCGATCCGCCCTGCCTGCTGGTGAGTTCCGCGTCGACGACGTGGAGGTCCCACCGGCCGGCGGCCTGCTCGAGCGCGGACAGTGAGAAGAAGTTCCGGTGCTCGTGGTAGACGAGGTCGAAGGCGTTGTTGACCAGCAAATCCGGCAAATACTGCACCTCGACCATGGCGATGCCGTCGGGTGCGAGGAGCGCCTTGATCCCGGCGAGCACGTCAGCCACGTCGGCGACGTGGGCGAGGACGTGGTTGGCGAAGACGATGCCCTGCTGCCCGCGGCGGTCGCGGATGTCGTGGGCAACGGCCAAGCCGAACGGCCGGACCATCACCTCGAGGCCACGTTCCTGCGCGGCCGCCACCGGCCCGGATGCCGGGTCGACGCCGAGCGGCTGCCAGCCGGCGAAGTGCCGGAGCAGGTCACCGTCGTTGCAGCCGACCTCGACCACGCCGCGGGCCGCGAGAGCACCGTGCCGGGCGAGGACGCTCCGCGCATAGTCGGCGTGGTACGCCGACAGCGGCGCCGACGCGCTCGAGTAGAAGGAGTAGCCGGTGCCGAACAGCGTCTCGTGGTCGACGACCTCGAGCAGCTGGACGAGTCGGCACTTCTGGCACACCGCCACCTGCAGCGGGTACGTCGGGGAGACCTCGTCCGCGGTCGCGGTGTACGCGTCGGCGATCGGCGACAGGCCGAGGTCGAGGAACTGCTCGAGGTCGGGCGCACCACAGGCGGAGCAGGTTTCGCGTTTCACCGGATCCCCCACTTCGCCCGGAACTGCACCTCAGCGGCAGCGAACGCGGCCTCGGCCTGCGGTGACTTCCACCCGACGGTGGAGTGGTGGTGGGTGTCGACGTCGACGACCGTGACCCGCTTGCCGGCCTTGCGGGCGTGCAGGCAGATGTCGTCGTAGCCGGCGGAGAACCCGGGGTAGCGCTCGTCGAAGCGGAGGTTGTCCACGGCCCAGGGGCTGAAGACCATCACTGAGCCTTCGATGAACGCCACGTCTCCGGTGCGCGGCCCGAAGTCGAGCATGCAGGTGTCGGTCATCTGGTGGCCGACCTTCTCCGACTGCCACCAGTGCAGCGTCTGGTCGCCCTTGCCGCCGCACACCCCGACCAGTGCCACGTCCGGGTCGGTGAGCGCGGCGAGGAACTTGGCCTCGGCGGCCGGGTCGGTGATTTCGAGGTCGTCGTGGAGCAGGATCACCGCGTCCAGACCTTTGCCCTTGTAGGCGTCGAGGATGGTGTTGTAGGCGATGCCGATCGACGGCTGGCCCCACAGCGCCATCAGCGGACGCGCCCCAGCCCATGGGGCGACGTTGCTGGCGAACTTCCCCCAGGAGCCGACGCAAGAGCCGTATCCGATCCTCATCGCTGCGACCACTTCGCGTCGAACGCACCATGGTCGGCCTGAGCCTGGCCGGCGAGGAGTCCGACGGTGGTCGAGTTCGCGCGAGAGTTCAGGACCTGCGGGCCCTGCACGTACAGGACGCCGCCGGCCTGGCGAGCGCGGAGGTCGAGGTCGGTGTCGAAGTACCACCAGCGCATGGCCTCGTCGGCGCGGTAGCCGAGTTCACCGCGGATGACGAACGCATGCGGTGTCATCCGGTTGTTCGGCCGGTTGTGCAGCTCGGTCAACAGCGCCGGCGTCGTGGGAGTGGTGTGCGCGATGACCGCGGTCTCGTGCTCGCGGAGCGCTGTCGAGCAGGCGTCGTACCAGCCGGCGGGCATGACCGAGTCGTCATTGAGGATGGCCACGTCGTAGACGTCGGTGTCCGCCCAGTCCTCGACCGCGTCGAGCATGACGTTCCAGTACCGCGACAGGTGTGGCGGCTGCTCGTCGTCGCGGAGCACGAGGATCGGCACGCCGGCGGCGGCCTGCAGCTGCTCCTCGTCGGCGGGCGGGTCGGAGGCGTTGTCGAGCACGACGATCCGGTCGCACTGCCGGCCGAGCGACGCGACGAGCGCGGTCAGGAGTTCGGGCCGGTTGTGGGTCGGGATGATCGCGTACCGGGGGACGGTCCAGTCCCGTTTCACCTCACGCGCGGCGTCGCGCTGCTCGACGGTGACGGGCGGCGGGTTCAGCGCCCGCTGCCGCCAGTAGTCCTCTTCGCCGAGCCAGATGCGCTTCGCATGGGTCGTGCCGACACCGGTGTGGACGTGGACGGGCACGTCGAGGGCCATCATCCGGACGCAGAACGACAGGTCCTCGGAGATCATCGCGCCGGTGGAAGGGTTCCGGGCCCGCGAGTACCAGTTCGGCCCGAACTCCGCGGCGACCCGCTCGAACACCGAGCGGTGGATGAGGACGCAGGCGGCGCCGACCCCGTCGCAGCGCACCACGGTGTCACGCGGGTAGTCCCA